AATACGCAGGAATACCTCTTTTGTATCCTGAGCATGCCATCCGTCATCACACATCTTGCTACCGCTTGTACTACGTTTTCTACTATCTTACCGCCATACAGCTTGCGTCTAGATCGCTCATCGACGCCATAAACCCACTGAATACGCCCTTTGTTATCGGCTTCTCCAGTCAAATCAGGGTACTTTAAAGCAAGTCCACTAGGTAATAGTATACGCCCTTTGTCAAAAGTTAGGCATTTATATACATAGGGTTTACCCTGATACAGGCTATTACTTACCAACGAGTTGCACAGATCCCATAGATCGACTACTGGACTGGCGGCTTCTCGGTATTTATCAATGATCTTCTTGGCGGCGAGGCAATGTATCAACAGTTCTTTCTCAGAGCAGGTATGCGGTATGGCACGCATCATTTCCATGTTCTTTTCCCAACCAATGAAGTCGTTCACATCCTGCGCACTTACCCCCAACTGCTTGGCAAACGCTTTGTCGTACATGGTAGGTGGTGCACCTAGGAAACCAGTAAGTAGTTGTGCAGAGAAGCTAGCCCAACCCATGCCGTAACCACAACCTAGTAGCGCAGACTTAGCTGACTGTCTTAGATCAGGGTGAGTATTTTTATTTAGATCGGGGATGCCGAACATCTGTGCACCGAACGCCGCATACGCATCCTTGCCGGACGCAAAGATCTCAAGCAATGAATCGTATCCTGATAAGAACGCAAGAACTCTTGGTTCGATCTGCGAGAGGTCACACACAACAAGGGTATATCCTTCCGGCGCTTGAATAGCTTTACGTAAGAAGGAGCCCCGCTTAAGGTTTTGTAGATTAAGCCCCGAGCCCTTGGACGCCGACCAACGACCGGTGTGTGCGCCGTAGTAGTTGAGTGGGACAGGTAGCGTACCTCTTTGCGATATATCAACGAATCTCTGCGCTCTTGTGCGTTCAAGCGTTGATTTGACTTTGAGCCTTGCTTCGCACAGTAGGGCAACATCCTCGTTATCGCTGTTAAGTAACGCTTGGAAGAGTGCGTCGTTTTTAGCAAATGCAAAAGCTTCTTTATTGGTCGTCTTGCTAATTTTTGTCGGTGGTGTAACACCAATTTCCTTAAGTACTCTAGCAAACTGATCGTTACTAGCAAGTGCCGACTCTTCAATCTGAATTTTTGCAAGTAGCGCTTCCCGTTTGTTCTTCTCATCTTCGATTGCCTCACTCAACATCTCCTCGTCTAGTTCTAGTACAGGGTTAGTAAACATCTTAAGCGTCATGTCTATTAGCTTGAGTTCTTTCAAAGGGAAGCCACCATCAACCTCCAACATCAAGCGCTCAAAGATCTTCTCGCACAAGAACACATCATGCTTACAGTACTCAGCAAGCTCTTGCTCTACCTCGTAACTAAGTTCGGTTAACCCATTGGTGCTGTGTACTGCATTGCCCTTTGGTGGTAGTTCGTATACCTCAGCTAGTTTCATTAGGCTGTTGCCTACTTCCACACCCCTAAGAGCACGAGCCATAGATAGAGAGTCAAAAATAAAGCAAGGCTTTGCCCCATACACCCAGCTAAGAATAGAAATATCGAACTGAGCATTGTGCGCAAGCACCGCCGTCCGACTCCAATCAACTGAATCAACCCATTCTTGTAGTTCATCGTGTGATACCCATGTGATGCCCTCCTCGGCGTCTAGTGTTTTGTAGCACAAGCCAAAGGCTTTGAAGCGTGGGTCTCTGACGTACTCTTCTGTCGTCATCTTAGATAGCGTGTACTCCTTGCTATCCCACCTCGTCTCAAAATCAATGACAAGTATCTTGTCAAATGGTGCACTCATTTGACTTGTATTTCCATAGCTTTATCAAACTTTTCTTTCCAATATTCAATTTCTTTTGCTTGATTTTTTATGACCCAAGATGCGGTAGCCACGTTTTCTGAGCCAGCGATTGCCTTGTCTTGCATATCGTTAAATTGCTTATCAAGGTCTTTTACAAATACTTCTACATCAAAGTTTTTCATTTTCATTTCTATGTGTCCTTATTAGTTTGTTAAATATCACAACACCTTTCCACCACTCATCTGAATATTTCTTTTCGTTCATTTCTTTTCTTTCTTTGTTGCTAGTTTTTTACGTAGCTTGATACCGGCTTGTGCATTTTTGTTTTGCTCGATCGCCTGCGTAAGCACCGCCAGTACCCCCTCTTGTACTAAGAACTCCAAGCCTTCTTTATCAAAGTGAACAATAGCGTCTGCTGACCCATCTTTATTTTCTTTAACTACCTTCACGGTAATTTCCATTACTTGCCTCCTACTGGTTTGCTTGGTGTCCACATGCTTGGAATATTGCGATGCTCTAGTAAGCGCTCAACAAAGGGGTGTGGTGTTGGTACATAGGGTTTGAGAGGGATGCCTACGCGTGATTGTGCAATGGCGAACTCGCCTTGTTTTGGTTTGTATGTTTCAAATTTAGCTGGCTTCATTGGATAGTCCTGTTCTTGATTAGGTTGGAAATAGTTTCACTTATGTTTGCGGCGGCTTCAATAAGTATCATTGGCAGTTCACTCTCATCCATATTCAACCCATAGACCCTGACGGTTTCTTTCTCGTGGTTGACTACGATTACTGCGGCTGAGTGCGTTGCGTTTTCTACTGTGCATAGGTTTAGTTGCTGTTGTACCTCGTCATATGCTTGCTCCTTGGTTTTGCCTTTTATCATGGCGTTAGCCCTTTGTTAATGGTGTCGAATACTGCTTGTACGTTAGCAATGTTGTCTTCGTTTATTACCCTGACGAACCCCTGTGCTTGTCCGATCTTGTATATCTCTGCCTCTTGTAGTGCGGTAGGTTTATTACTGCCAGCCTTACACTCAATAGCAACGAACATACCCCGATAACAACACACAATATCAGGAACCCCACTACGCCCATAACCACCAGTAGCAGGGAAAAAATAGTAAGCACCGTTCTTTTTAATAACATCGACAACTTTCTTTTTAACTTTGGCTTCGGGTGTCATAGCGTTTCCTTACCTCATCAAGCCGTTGCAGACAGATTACGATTTGATTTAGTTGTTGGTTAAGAATCTTTTGATCACCTACTTGATACGATTTGAGCGCAACAATAACCTCAGCTTCAAGGTTACATAGTGCGGCGTTCTCACGCATCATTAATAGGATTTCACTTTCTGACATAGACATCTTTAATCTCCTGTATAAAGTGTTTGCCCTTCTCGGTTAAGGTTAGCTCATTAGATCGTCTATCTTCTTTGACAGATTTTTCTTGTACAAACTTCTTGGCAACAACTCTCTTAAGATACTTGTGCGTAGTTGCTTGTGACATGACGTTCTCTGCTTCAGCTATTTTAAATACACCAGTCGTACTCAACGGCGCCTCTTTGCTGATCATGCCAATAATGTATTCGTCTTGCCATACAACTCTATTTTTAAAACGTAGTGTTTGCGTTTCGTATGCGTTCACTCTACTTCTCCTTTAGTTGGTTCTTCATCGCACCGTTCAATTAATGCGGCATAGCCACACATATCTACTAGGTTATCTCTATGGTCAGGGTCGTTGGCAAACCTAGCTACCTTAACTAGCACCATCATTGCGGCAACATCTTTCGGTGTTACTGGGTCTGAATGTCTGCGTGCGTTTAAGTACGCATCCCACATCACCGCTATGGTTTGTAAGTTCTTAGCTGGATGACCATACGTCTTTTCTCTATCGCCATATATGATGGCGTTAGCTTCTTTTAATACACTCATGCTTCACCCCCCATACCAAGCACAAAATCAATGGCACTTTGTATTCTCCACGATAAATACTCCTCGTAATCAGGCTCGTCGCCCAATCTGTCACTTAGTTCTACAAGCAAACTAATTAAGTCATCATCATCCGTTACTAATGTTTCGTGGTACTCAGGGTTCTGAGTAAATAGTCCGTCTTTCATTTACTTCTCCTTAGAAACTAAACTTAGATAGGATGTCATCGACCTGAGTCTTGACATCGTTGCGTGCGCCCACATCCTTGCGTAGATCTTTCACATCAATACCGCCGATGGCTTTCTTCAATGCCTTGCGCGCCTCTTCGATACTAGGATCGTTGACAATGTTCAAGT